ACTTTAAATGTCATATATCATTCTTCCTTTTCTTTATCTGATTGTAGTTGTTGAATTTGTTCTAGTGCTTCTTCATATAAAGCTTTGTAGTTTGCACATTCAATCGTTTTATTTGCCAATTGAATCGCTAAATCGTTGATAATTTTGTCTTGTGTGTTCATTGTCTACCTCGTTTTATTTCATATCATAAAAGTTGTTTTTATTATATTTAAAATTATCAAAGATAGTTCTAAATAACGTTAATAGATTGTAGCTTGGACCGCCAGGCGAAAATTGTAAGGTTGTACCTTCTCCATATTTCACACGTAAAGCAGTGTAAGCATAGGATTTCCCTTGGTCAGCGTGGTTGACAACTAGGTTAAAAGCATGGTCGCCACGCATATAGATACCGACGCCACCACCAGAGTCACCACCCATTGCGCCCCAAACGGCATTATTTGAACCTCTAAACGCTATCCCGTTCGAGTCCCAAGATGTTTTCCAGCCTGTAGGTTCACTTTGCATTTGAATTCGTCCAGCGTTTAAGTCAAATGTTGAGTTGCCATTTAAAGACGTGAGAACCCCACCCTTGATGTGATTAGCTGTTAAATCAATAGACTGTATCTTTGTAATCGTCGCTTGTTTTGAAAACAACTCCTCGACAAACGCTTGTTGTGAAACTAACCGCTGGATGAACGCAGTGTCGAATTTAACCTTATCAGCCGTAACCGAACCAACATCTAATGCGTTTGCTGTAACAGAACCTGCTCCTATCTTGCTAGCAGTTATCGCACCGTCCACAATCATGTCAGACTTAACTTTAATTTTAGGCGCGATGATGTCAACCCCTCTAGGACTTGTTGAAATGGTAGAGGCTAACTGTTCACCAGTTAATGTAGTAGAACCAATTGTTACACCTTCCGACGTAACTTGAACCCTAGCGCTGTTAGAAGCGTTTCGCACTTCCTGTCTGATTTCATTAGCAGTTTGTGCAATAGCACTCTTAACATTCGTATCGAAGAACTGAGTCAATGCTCCTTGGTTGCTTTTCTGGATTTTGCTCCAAAGTGTGCTATTCTGGTCTCTTAACTCAAGTTCAATAGAACGTAAATCCTTGAAGAGTCCTGACAATGTACGTTGCGTAACAGCAGGTTCAACAAAACTAGTAGGGAAATCTCCCTGCTCTAACTGAATATCAGTTATCACGGTATCTCCAACACAACCTAAATGATGCAATTTTAACAGTTCATCGCGTGTCCGAGGTTGAAATACTTTATAAAATCGCCCGTTATGCTCTAGAGCTGGCGCACGAACGTTTTGAATTGTGATGTCCATTTATTACCTCCCAAAAATCTTAATAGGAATTGAACCATAGTAAGTTCTATAACGGTTAAATCCAGTTTTTTGTTCGAATTTTGCTACTGATTCGTTGAAAGTTATATGAGTTTTCCCCTGCTTATTTTCGACGCTAGAAAATGGAATTTGTTGCCCGTTTATTTCAACGTTCTTGATAGTGTTTTGAGAAAAATCTTGATGAAGGATTATTTGACTATTATCCCTATCGTAATTTATTGATACATTGCCACTAAACAACAATTTTATTTTTTCCCAAACAAGCCTTGTTCCGATATAACGTTGAGTAACTTCTTTGTTGCCTACAAAAATTGCTTCTCGTTCCATATTCCCTCCTATGTTGTATAAATATCATAGATGGTATTAGCGTCTTTATTAGGTATTGCGTCGTATTGGGTCTTTGTTCCTGCCCAATATTTCAACGGTTGTCCGCCATTTTGATTTATAATGTTTGCACCAGGCTCGCCATTCGACCCTTTAGGTCCTGGGGGCCCTACTGGACCTGGCGGACCTTGAATACCTTGTGGTCCAGTTAAACCGATAGGCCCACGTTCTCCACGAGGTCCATCGTTTCCTTTTAGCCCTTGCCTTCCTATTGGTCCCTCTGGCCCCATCGGCCCTGGGGGTCCTACTGGCCCTACTGGACCTTGAGCGCCTTTTAACGATTCTCTCTGTTGACTTGTCAGCTCCTCGAATCGCATAACTCCGTCCGCACCTTTTGGACCTTGTTCCCCACGTTCGCCACGGTCACCTTTTGGACCTGTTAAGTATTGAAGCGATGAAAATCGGTCACGACCGTTTCCGACCTTAACTTTGCCTGTGTCGCTCTCAACACCTAACTCGCCATCGAGCAGAACAAGAGGGCTATTTGCCCAATCGCTCGCTGACATACGCTTATGCTGTACTCTAATTGGTATTGTCTCTGTCATGTTCTACCTCCATCAAAAATAAATGTTGGATTTTCGTTCCAACTTCCGTCATAACTAGCATTCTGGCCATCCGCAATCGTCTTATAGGCTAGCTCTAAATCAACCCGATTTGTCCGATTATCAATCATAACTGACTGTGTCACGTTTTGGTACCAGTCGCCTGTAAACGTCAAGCGATAAGCACCGTTGTATACTGCTAATACTTGTTCCTCTTTCTGAGTCAAGTCTTTATCAATCTCTGGCATAACCGTATTAGTAGTAGGTGAGAAATGAACATGTCCACCATAGAACGGCGTTTTGTTCACAATTACAGTCACATCCGTCTTTCCATAAGTCGTACATGTTGCTGACCAGCTAATGACGTACTGCTTGCCTAGTTCAAAGCCTTCACCATTGTGTCCGACTTCGACAAAATCAGTACCATAGGCGATTTTTTTCGCCGTGCTACCGTTGAGACGGTTCTTATTGTAGATAGCTGTTCCGTCTCCACCAATCAGACCTGCATTTATTCTTGCGGTCTCGCTTACCTGTTCCAATTTCTTGCTTAACTCAGCGATTGAGTCCGCACCGCTCATTAGTTCCTCTCGAATACGCTTCAAGAACTCAGGGCGCTCTTTTTCCACTTCCTCATGGATTTTAGCGCTGAAATCTTCAGCTTTGTTTTTGTATTCTTTTACAACGTTATCAATCTCGAGTTGTATAATACGAACCTTTTCGTCAATCTCTTTGTTTCGTCTTTCAACTTCATTCGCAATAGATTGTTCGAATAGAGATTCACTAAAGCCACTAACAGCCTCTCTAATAGCTTGTTGACGACTTGCACGGTCTTTAGCTTGTAACGTTTGATAATCTCCAAGTTCAGCAACTGAACGGTTATTATCCAATTTATCGATGACCAATTTGTGGATTCTAGCTTCAAAAGCAATTCCTATCTGGTCTCTTACGATTCCGACGCTGTCACCAATCCAAATATCTTGCTCAATTGCATTCGCTAAATCTAGGAGATTAGCTTTAAATGTTACGATTGGAACGGACAAGCGTTGCAACTCTTTGTAAGTCGCTTTTAATAATTCGGTAGGGTCTTCAATATCCTCGTTTGTATACACACCGAAACGATGCTTAATAACGCCATTCTGATGTAATCCGTAGATAGTTCTCGCAGTTTCATTCGTTACATAATTCTGTCCCGCTGGTTTATCAACGGGGTCTCCATTTGCAACCGACCAAACAACATCTTTAAACTGGATTCTACGACCGTAACCACCCGTAGCTTCTCCATTTTCATCCGTGCTTTGTTCACCCTTACCACGCCCTATCAAGGCGGTTACAACATCATCAGACGATTCTTCATAGGTAACATTTAAAATGTTAGTTCCGTACTCGAATTGATGACCTGTAACATGTCCAAAGCGTTGATTCAGGTCAATGTATCGTCCGATTATCTTATTTTCTACAAAGGTATATCTAACTTTGAACTCGCAAGCGTACGATTCAATTATTTTAACGAGGGCTTGGCGAACTGAAATATAGTAGAAGCTCAATTTTCCTGTTCTAGTCAAGCCATCTACATTTCCTAATTGATATCCTGTTCCTTCTAAAATTCCACTCAATACTTGTTCAGCAGTTCCTCTAGGACGCTTATTCTCGATGATGAATGAATGTAAGTCACTTTCTGCTCTATCTATCCCTTGGATAGTTAAACCGATGTCGTAAGACTTTTCGGAAATTCTAAATAAACAAAAAGCCCCGTCTCGGGATTGAAATCCGAAAAACTGGGCTTCTTTGATAATGTTAGGCTTGTAATCTATAGGGATTTCAAAACTCGCTCTATCAAACTGATTTAACTCAATCGTATGTGTGAAATCCGCAAGGCTCGCTTCATCGATTACATCAATCAATTCCTCTGTCTGATTGAATAAATAAATCATGCGAACACCTCTTTATACTGGATATCATTCAATGTAGCGCCCTCAACTTGAAATGTATTCACGCCTTTTTGAAGTTTGAAATATCGACTGTTAACCATGTCAAAATTCATCAACTCGTTTCTGCCGTTTAACGTGATTTCTCTAGTCTCACAATTGACAATAAGACTTGAATCTTGAACGTAAGTAGCTTTTAATCTGATATATTTTTGAGTTTCAAGGTGTAATATGCGAATTTCAGAACTTGCTTGAGTTGTAAGGTACAAAATAGGCTCTGTTGGAAAGTCTCCGTTATAAATTACCTTGTTACTTCCTGTGCTTTTAGGCTCGGTATACTTAAACGGGTCATAGCAAATGAAATGCAGTTTAATAACTGTGTCGTTTGCGTCTTCCAATTCGGGCTTCTTAACTTTTGAAAAGATAGCTTTGTAATACCTCTCTCCATCATCGCCAAACTCTAATTTTTTAGCCTTACGGGAAAACAACAAGCGGTTTAAACGCTCATACTGTTTTCGCATTCCCAAATCTGTATAGCCTGTTAATCTAACCTGTATTTCTATCTCACGCTCTTTATAAGTAGCGCCATAGAGATATTGACCGTCTCGACCTTTTATATTCGCTGTTTCATGGTGAAAAT